CGGGGCGACGGCCAACAACATCAGTGTCACCGTCAACGATGGAGCCCAAAGCGGGACATTCAACCCGGCGTCGCCGATCGTTCTGGTCAACGCCGACGCTCCTAGCCTGAGCTTCAGCTACACCCCTGCCCTGGGCGGCAACAAGACGATCGCTGCCAGCGCGTCGGGATTGACCGGGGCTTCCGACGTCCTCGGGGTGACGCTGCCGCCGGTGGCCGTCACCTACACGTTCGACCTGACCGTAACGGATACCTATTCAGGACTTCCGACTGTCGTCCAGCGCAGTTTGACGGTGAACCCGTAAACGCCAGCGAGCCAAGGGTTGCCGCGCTCTTTCTATTTTGGTAAGGTTCCAGTGCCAGAGACGCGCGCCCAATGAGCGGCGCGCTGCTGCATCACCAGAGGCAGCATCCGCATGGCGTTCAGCAACACCTTCGCGACATCGTTCAGTACGAGAAAGCTGGTTGACCGCGCGTTTGGTCGGTGCCGGATCAAGCCGGAAATGATCTCTGCCGAATACCTCGACATCGCCAGCGACAACCTGTTCCTGATCTTCAACGATCTGTCGAATCAGGGTGTTTTGCTGTGGGCGCTCGACAAGGTCATCATGCCTTTGTACGACGGTGTCGGCGATGTGAGTCTGGCCGCCAACACCGTAGACGTCCTGAACGGCAATCTCCGGTGGCTGCAGGAGGTCAGCGGGTCGAGCACGGACAACAGCACCAGTCGGGTCATCGACTTCTCCAGCGACACGTTCGTCAGCTCGGTCGGCGTCTTGTGGAGCGCGGCCAGCGTGCCGATCAGCCTGAGTCGCAGCGACGACGGCGTGACATGGGAAGTCGTCCAGACCGAAAACCCCAGCGCTGCGGCAGGCGAGTGGACGTGGTTCGACCTGGCTTCCGACGTGGCCTCGCGCTACTTCCGGGTGCTCGCGACATCGGGCACGCTTGGTTTCTCGCAGATATACACGGGCAACACGCCGACCGAGATACCGCTGTCGCGGCTCAACCGCGACGACTACACGAACCTGCCGAACAAGGTGTTCCAGTCGAATCGGCCGTTGCAATACTGGTTCGACCGGCAGATTCCCCAACCGATCATGCACCTTTGGCCGATCCCCAACGATGCCGCGACGGTGATGCAGCTGGTGCTGTGGACGTCACGCCGGATGATGGACGTCGGGTCGATGACACAGGAGATCGAGGCGCCGCAGCGTTGGCTGCAGGCCATGACGTCGATGCTCGCTTCCCGCCTCGCGCTGGAGATCGCCGAAGTCGATCCCGGCCTGTACCCGTTGCTTAAAGGCGTCGCCGACGAGGACCTGTACAAGGCCCAGATCGAGGAGCGCGATAACAGTCCCTTCAACCTGACGCCCGGCGTATCGGTCTACACACGATGAGCATCTATCTCGACACGCGCGGCCTAGGGTCCTTGGCCATAGCAATTTGCGACCGGTGCAACATCAAGTACCCGATCGAGGAACTTCGTCCGGATCCTAATTCGCCGGGGTTGCGTTGCTGCCCGGCCGACGTGGATCTCTACGACCCCCACCGGCTCCCGGCGCGACAGACGGAGAACATCACCTTGCGGCACCCTCGTCCCGACGTTCCGCTCGTGACCCGGCCTTACGGCCTGATCACCGAGGATGGAAACAGCTTTATCATCACCGAGGACGGTGACGAGTTTCTGGTGCCGTGAGCGTACCCTCGAACCTCATCCAGGCGCGGGTCACCGACCTTCCGATGTATATCGGATCCGACACGTCGGGCTCGATCTTCTACGTCCTTGGCGGGCGATCCTACCAAACGCAGCTTTCCACGCTGTTCGCGGGCTCCACCGGAACAGTAACGAGTGTCGACGCCTCGGGCGGGACGACGGGCCTCAACTTCTCCGGCGGCCCGATCACGACCAACGGCTCCTTGGTCCTCGGCGGCACGCTGGCCTTGACGGCAGGCGGCACGGGGGGCACGTCGGCCTTCGCGGCGCGGGTCAACATCCTGCCGAGCCTGACCGGCAACGCGGGCAAGGTTCTGGCGGTCAATGCCGGCGCGACTGACGTCGAGTACATCACCGTCGCCGGCACCGGCACCGTGACCAGCATCGACGCCTCGGGCGGGACCACCGGTCTTTCGTTCTCGGGTGGCCCGGTCACGGCTGCGGGCACCTTGACCCTTTCCGGCACGCTGGCCGTCGCGCACGGCGGCACCGGCCTGACTGCGCTCGGCACCGGCATCACGACATGGCTCGGCACCCCCTCAAGCGCCAACCTTGCGGCCGCGGTCACCGACGAGACCGGCACCGGGTCACTGGTTTTCGCAACATCCCCGACGCTGGTGACGCCGGTCCTCGGCACACCGTCCTCGGTCACCCTGACGAATGCGACCGATCTGCCCATCACGACCGGCGTCTCAGGGCTTGGCACCGGCGTCGCCACGTTCCTCGCGACGCCGTCGAGCGCCAATCTGGCGAGCATGGTGACAGGGGAAACCGGGAGCGGCGCGCTCGTGTTCGCGACATCCCCGACGCTGGTAACGCCGGCACTGGGGACGCCTTCCGCCGTTGTCCTGTCCAACGGCACGGGTCTACCCTTGACGACGGGCGTCACGGGCAACCTGCCGGTAGCCAACCTCAACTCCGGGGCCGGAGCATCTTCGAGCTCCTTCTGGAGAGGTGACGGAACGTGGGCTCCTCCAGCTTTGGCGCTGACGCTCATCGACACGAAGGCCACCACGTCCGGCACGTCGTGGACGTTCAGTTCCATCCCGACGACGTACACCAATCTGCTACTGGTGTTCGAGGGCGTCAGCCACAACGACGGATCGTCGCAGAACATCCTTTACGAGCTATCGGATAACAACGGCACGAACTGGACCACGGCGGCGAATCTGCTGAACGCCGCGCCAACCGACACCGTCTACGGCGCGGTCAGCATCCCCGGCTACCTGCTGGCTGCGGGGCAACTGGTGTCGAGCATACGCAATCTGGCGGCGAACCGCACGACGGTAACCACGACAACGACAGGTCTGGTCACTGCGTCGTGGCGCATCGCGGCCGGGATCAATGCCATCAGGATCAGCCTCGCCGCGGGCTCGGGAGATGCCGGCGCGTTGAAGCTCTACGGGGTGTAGCCGTGTCGATCGCCGCGCCCGTCAACCGGAGGGTATGTCCGTGAAAAAGAACTGCAAGCCTCCCGCCAAACCGAAACCGTTCAAGGCCGGCGGCCCGATCAAGAAGCCGGCGCAGGGCGGCGGCAACGGCAACGGTCCGCCGCCTGCGCCGCCGAAGATGACGAGGTGGTGATGCACTGGACCTTGCTCGTGATGTGCGGCCTCGTCGTCTGGGCGATGAGCGGAGCGCTATGGCGTCCGGGGTCTCTGGCACTGGCAGCGTCCTGGTTCGTTGGACAGCTGTGGTTCGCCTACACCGGCAACAGCACGCCGATCGGTCTGTATCTTCTGCTCGACCCGATGGTCCTTCTGGCTGTCTGGTTTTATCGGGCATCGATATTGGACTGGGTCATTATCGGTATATTTCCGTTGGAGTGGGCGATCTACGCAACGACGGAAGGAATAGAACAATGGTTTTGGCTCTGGTACTTAGCAGGTGCGCAGATGTTATGCGCCGGGCCTTGGGTGCAGATCCAGCGCGCAAGCACGTCCGTCAGTCATGGCCCGCTTCGGGCCGGGGGCACACGATGAGGGCAGACGATGTTACCATCACTCGATCTGGGCGCTTTGACGATCCCGATTTTCGCCGGGATTTTCACGGCAGGCTGGGCAACATGTGTTCGTGTTCTCGTGCTCCCAATGAGAGAGCGGATGAAGGACATGGAGGCGAAACTCGACCAGATCGAGCAGGACAGGGCGATTCGTTTGGCGGTGCTCGAAGGGCGGAGGCCCGATCGATGAGGCGGCTGATCGAGAAGTTTACTGGCTTCGGCCTGTGTTCGCGGGCGGACCAGCTGGAGACGCGCATGGAACGGCTCGCGGTGAAACTCACGCACTGGCCGTTCTAGGCAAGAGAGGAGGTAGCAGGGGGCAATGCGACTGATCGACAACTGGCGAATCTACGCCTTTCACTCACTGGTCGCCTGGGCCTCCGGCGCGATCGGTGCTGTGCTGGCGTTGGTGTTCGCCAACTACGGCATATTCTTCGCCGTGATCCCGTTCCTACCCACGACGATTCAACTCCCGGCCGCAGCGCTGTGCGGTGGTGTCGCTTTGTGGGGCGCGATCACGGGTTCACGTCTGATCGAACAGCCGAAACTGGCGGCCAAGGTCGCTGAGAAGGTCGCTGAGAAGGTCGAAGAGAAACAGCAGGAGGCGGCTGATGCCAATCTCGCCGCTTGAAGCCATGCGCCAGCGCAACGCGGCTAACGGACTGCCCGCCAAGCTCACGGCAGGGCAGAAGGGCGGGCTGGTTGCTACCGTCGGCGCTACTGCCGCAGCGGCGCTCATCGCACTCGTCGGGCGGTGGGAGGGCGAGCGAAACGATCCATACCAAGACATCGTCGGCGTCTGGACTGTGTGTTACGGTGAGACGCGCGTGGAAATGCGCCGCTATTCCGACGCCGAGTGCAAGGCGATGCTGGCCGACGGGACCAACGACTTCGCTAAGCCGGTGCTGGTGCGCAATCCCGAACTCAAGGATCGCCCCAACCAGCTCGTCGCGGCGGTCTCGTTGGCGTACAATATCGGCGCGCGCAACTACATTCGATCGACTGTAGCGAAGCGGTTCGCTGCGGGGGATTACAAAGGCGCGTGCGACGCCTTTTTGCTGTGGAACCGAGCCGGGGGGCGCGTCGTCAAAGGTCTCGACAATCGTCGGCGCCAGGAGCGACAGATTTGCCTGAAAGGACTGTGACATGATCGAATTGATCATTGCTCTGCTCGTACTGGGCCTCGTGCTCTATCTGGTGAGCCTCGTGCCGATCGACGCGCGGATCAAGATGGCGATCTACGCCATCGCGCTCATCTTCGCCGTGATTTACATTCTTCGCCGTTTGCCAGCGCTTGGCATCCTCTGATGGCGTATGAGGCTCTGAAGTGGCCGGGCTGGCGCGGAGGGGTGGCGGTAGCCATCGCTCTGGCGCTGGCCCTCGCCCTCTGGAGCCGTGCCAGTTGGAGAGAGGAAGCGGGCAAGTGGAAGAAAACCGCAGGTGTCTGGGAAATGGCCTTCGACACGCAGAAGTCGGCCTATCAGGCGGCACAGGCTGCTGCTCGCGCGAAGGCCGAAGCTCAGAAAGCCAAGGATGAAGTGCGCTATCGTGAACTTGCCGAGAGGGCAGACCATGTCGACCAGCAGATTGCCGACCTTCGCGCTGCTTCTCAGCGCTATGCTCAGTCTCACAGCCTGCGCAACATCAAAGCCCGTACCGCTGATGGTGCTGCCGGACGAGCCGGTAGCTCCGGCTCAAGTGGTGCTGCCTCGGGCGGTGACCGACCCGGTGCCGATACCGACGTGGTTGTCCCAAGGGCTGACTTCGACAAGCTCGTCGACAACACGATCCGTCTCAAACAGGTGAACGAGTGGGGCCAGTCGTTGATCGCTGACGGCAAGGCCGTCGCGCTGGAAGGAGACCGCTAGTGCCTCAGGCGATGACATTCGACACGCTCCAAGAAGACGTGCGCCGCTATCTCGAACGCGGCAACGTGGCCGACACGACGGTCTTCGAGCAGATCCCGCGTCTCATCAACCTTGCGGAACGCCGCATCGCCCTCGAACTCAAGATCGAGGGGTTCATCGTCCCGGTCTCGGCCACCCTGCAAGCCGGCGTAGCGGTCTACGACAAGCCCGACCGCTGGCGCGAGACGATCTCGTTCTCGATCGGCGCCGGGGTCTCCGGGGAACAGCGCACGGTCATCTTCCCGCGCGGTTACGAGTATTGCCGGACGTTCTGGCCCGATGCCACGCAGACCGATCAGCCGCAGTTCTACGCCGATTACGACTACAGCCACTGGCTGATCGTGCCGACGCCTGACGCCGATTACGAGGCGGAAATCCTCTACTACCAGTTGCCGCAGCTGCTGGACGACGGGGTCCAGACCAACTGGATTACCGAGTACATTCCGCAGTTGCTGCTCTACGCGACACTGCACGAAGCGGCGCCCTTCCTCAAGGAGGATACGCGCATTCCGACGTGGCAAACGCTCTACGACCGCTCGGCCGGCATGGTGAACGGCGAGGACCTGGCGCGGATGCTCGACCGCTCAGCCGTGCGCAAGACGGCATAGGAGACGACAGTGACGACATTCCAGACTGTGTTCGGCGGCACGACGATCTTTCCGTCCGACGTTACGCTGCTCGAACTCGCGCTCGACGATGACGTCACGCTCGAATGGCCGCTCGAAGCCGCCACGGGCGCGAACATCATCGCGCGGATTAACGAGATCACGCCGTCGGGCAGCTTCACCATCACGATGCCCGACGCGACGCAGACCGGCGTCGGCCAGACCATCCTGTTCAACAACCTTGGCCCCGACGATGTCACCATCGTCAAGGCCGGTGGCGGCGCGCTGCTCAGCCTCTCGGCCGGCGAAGTATGGCAGCTCTACCTGACCGACAACACGACGACGGCGGGGTCGTGGAGCATCTTCCAGTACGGCGCTACCACGGCGCAGGCTCAGGCCGCGGCGCTCGAAGGACCGGGCATCGTCGCGATCGGCTCGGTGCTGGCGCAGGAGATGGCCGTCTCCACCATCAACACGACGCCTTATACCGCCTTGACGACCGATCGTTCGGCGGCCTTCGTGTGGATCGGATCGAGCGGGACACTGAACCTGCCGGCCGCCCAGACGGCGGGGCAAGGCTGGTTCCTCAACGTGCGCAACGGCGGCACCGGAGACTGGACGATCGACCCGTCGAGCTCGGAGACGATCAACGACAACACGACGCTCGTCCTGCAGCCTGGCGACAGCGCCGTCATCGCGACGGACGGCCTTGAATGGTGGACCATCGGCCTCGGCAAGCAGGCGGTCTTCGCTTTCGACTACACCTCGATCGATCTGACCGGCGTGACCGGCAACTACGTGCTGACCGGCGCGGAACTCAACCGCATCGCCTACAAGTTCACCGGCGCGCTGGCGGGTAACACGACCATCGTCGCGCCGCCAACCTTGCAGCAGTATTGGGTGACGAACGCGGCAACCGGGTTCACGTTGTCGCTGTCGGTCTCTGGCTCGGCCAGCCCGGTGAACATCGCGGGCGGCGGCAAAGGCATCTACTATTCCAACGGCGTGGACATGGTGCTGGCCAACACTGTCGCCGGCATCGCCACGCCGATCTCGGTTGCCGATGGGGGCACCGGGGCGACATCGGCGGCCAATGCGCGGACCAATCTGAGCGCGGCGGCTCAGGGTGCGAACGCCGACATAACCCGGTTGAGCGCGCTTGCGGACGGTAGCGTCAGTGCTACTGCAGCCGGTTTCAGCGGCGACGCCGGCGCCGGGCTCTACCGCCCTGCCGCGTCGCAGATCGCCCTCGCGGCAAATGCCATTCGCGCCGTGTTCGTCTCCACCGCCGCTTCGGGCAATATCGCCATCGGCCCCAGCGCCCTGGCGTCGGTGTCCTCGGCGACGGCCAAGTGTGTCGCGATCGGCGACCGTGCGGGCACGCTCTCGGTAGGCGGTACGGAGAACACCGCCATAGGGTATCTGGCCTTCAGCAAGAACGTCTCAGGCATCCGCAACACCTGCATGGGCAGTCTCGCCGGACTTGAAATGACCGGCTCGAACAACGTCTGCGTCGGCTACAACACGATCGGCACGAACCCGGCCAGCGGTAGCCAGAACACTGTCGTCGGTGCTTCGGCGAACATCACCGGCAGCGGCTCGAACAACACGCTGATCGGCTTCTCTGCGGGAGGCGTCGCGACCGGCTCAAACAACACGCTGCTCGGCAACGGTGCAACGGCGTCCGCGACATCGGTGTCAAACGAAATCACCCTCGGCAACGGGTCCGTCAGTGTCCTGCGCTGCCAGGTCACATCGATCACGGCGCTGTCCGACGCGCGCGACAAGGACGACATCCAGACGCTGCCCGCCGGCATGGATCTGGAGTTCATCGACACCATTACCCCGCGCAGATGGAACTGGAACGCGCGCGACGGCTCCAAGGTCGGTGTGGCCGACATCGGCTTCGTCGCGCAGGAACTCAAAGAGGCGATGGCGCAGTGCGGCATCGAGGTTCCGGGCCTGATCTACGAGAGCAATCCAGATCGTCTCGAAGTCGCAGCGGGTCTGCTGCTGCCGATTGCCGTGCGGGCGATCCAGCAACTCTCGGACGCGCTCAACAACACGAACGGCCGGCTCCGGGCGCTGGAGGAATCCTTTGGCGGATGAAGCCATCATCCAGGTGGCGTCGGCTCCCGGCGTCAAGCGCGACGGCACCGTCTTCGAAGGGCAGAACTACGTCTCCGCGCAGTGGTGCCGGTTTCAGCGCGGTCTGCCGCGCAAGATGCCCGGCTACCGCGCGATCAACAAATACCTGCATGGCATCGGCCGCACGCTGCTCGGCTACACGCAGGACACTTTGACCTATGTCCACGTCGGCTCGGCCGACCATGTCGAGCGCTTTACGGTCGATGGCAACGGCAACACGTCGATCATCGCCGACCGGACGCCGGCGGCTCTGGTCGCCGACGATCTCAACATGTGGCAGTTCGACACACTGACCGACGCATCCAGCGAAACCAACCAGATCGTCGCGCAGGTGGCGAGCAACCTTGATTGTATCTGCAGCTCCTCGGCAGGCCAGTTGTTCACCGGCGATCTGCTCGGCACCGGCGCACTTACCGAAGTCACGACGGTTCCCGGCAACTGGAACCCCAACGGCGGTACGGTCACGCTCCACCCCTACAGCTTCGTCTACGGCAGCAACGGCTATGTTGCGTGGTCGATCCCCGGCGATCCGACCGATTTCACCGGCAGCGGAGCAGGGAATGCCTACATCACCGGGCAGAAGATCGTGCGCGGGCTGCCGTTCCGCGGCGGCCCCGGCAACAGCCCTTCGGGCCTGTTCTGGAGCGCCGACAGCCTGATCCGCCCCAGCTACATCGGCGGCACTCCGGTCTTCCAGTTCGACACGATCTCGGGCAAGACGTCGATCCTCGGCGCGCAGGCGGTGATCGAGTACGACGGCATCTTCTACTGGGCCGGCACCGACCGCTTCCAGATGTTCAACGGGGTAGTGCGCGAAGTCGAGAACAACATGAACCTGAACTGGTTCTATGACAATCTCAACGCGCCGCTGCGCCAGAAGGTGTTCGCATTCAGCGTGCCGCGCTACGGCGAGATATGGTGGTGCTTCCCCTTCGGCAACGCGACCGAATGCACGCATGCGGTGATCTACAACGTCCGCGAGAATACCTGGTACGACACGGAACTGCCCAACGAAGGGCGGGCGGCAGGACTGTCTCCAGCCGTGTTCCGCCGGCCGATGCTCACCGGGGTCGAGCCGCAGGACTATATCGCCGTCGAGGCGACAGTCGTTGCCGGGGGCGCGAGCTACGCTGTCGGTGACGTGCTCTACGTCGTCGGAGGGATCAGCGACATTACCGTCGAGCTGACTGTCGCGACCGAGACGGCCGGCGCTGTCACGGCGGTGACGGTGACCAACGCGGGCTCCTACACGTCGCTGCCGACCAATCCCGTCGCGACGACATCGACCATGGGCGGCAGCGGCGCGACGTTCACGATGGAGTTCGTCGCGCCATACCGCTTCTGGATCCACGAGATCGGCACCAACGAGGTTGTCGAGCAGATGGAGCAGCCGATCCTGAGCTACTTCGAGACCGGAGACATCATGCTGCCGCTGATGGAGGGTATGAGCGGGGAGGACAAGAACCTCAGCATCAGCATCGTCGAGCCCGATTTCGTCCAGTCGGGCGACATGTCGGTGCAGCTCGTCAGCCGATCGAACGCGCGTGCTCCCGAGATCCGCAGCGATCTCGTGCCTTTCTCCGAGCAGACGACGACCGGCGTCGGCGCGGACGGCCAGATCGCCCGGTTCAAGTTCGAAGGGCGTCAGTTGCGCTTCTACTTCGAGAGCAACACGGTCAACGGCACCTATCAGTTCGGACAGACCCTCGCCCACATCAAGCCGACAGACGGGAGGATCACGACATGATCGACCCGACCGGCCTTACGTTGCTTGACTGGACGGATTCTGTCATACTCGATAACGGTGACGCTTTCGGCTTTCCCAGGCTGATCGACGAGAACGCATGGCAGGACTGGGCCTCGAACTACGTAAGAGCACAGCCCTTCGCGCAGCGCGCTGTTCCTGATCCCTATCGGTTCGACGACTGGCGAGAGTGGGCCATGCGCAGCTATACCATGCTTGAAGGACAAGGCTGATGGCGTACTCGCCGGAGACCCAGGCTTACATCGACCGGATCAATGCCTACGCCGACGAGATGAGCGGCAAAGGTTACACGGTCAACAAGCACGCCGTCGCCGGGCCGGAAGGCGAGGACCCCTACGCCAATCTGATCCGCACCGGCGTCGATCCCAAGAGCCTTGTCGATGTCGGCCACACCTTCCTGACGAACAAGGGCAACCGCGCCGACTACAAGAGCCAGAGCGGCGTTCTCTGGGCCAACCCCGACGCGCAGTACCACATCACCAACGAGCACGGGAAGGACAAACTGCTCTACAGCGGGTCCGGGATCGAAGGTCTCGATCAGGTCTACGCCATTGCGCAGGAGCTTTCGAAGTCCGGCGGCAAGAAAGCCAACTGGGGCGTTGAGATGTACGACCCGGCGAGCGGACAGTGGGTGCGCTCGGCCGAGGACAATCCTTCGAAGAACCTGCTCGGCAAGATCGCCGACTTCGCGCTGCCGCTGGCTGGCGCGCTGCTCATGCCGGTTACGGGCGGATTGTCCGGGGCGTTGGCCGCAGGGCTCGGCGCGGCGGGCGGCTCGGCCCTGTCTGGGGTCGCGCAGGGCAAGAGCATCGGCAACATCCTCAAGGGCGCGGCGCTATCGGGCGGCTTGTCATACCTTGGCGGTTCGGCGCTGGGCGGCCTCGGCGGAGGTTCGGGCGGAGCCGCTTCTGGAGCCGGGGCAGGCGCGGCGGGAGGCGTCGGAAGCGCCGCGGGCTCGGCGCTAGGCGCGCTTCCCGGCGATATCGTCGTACAGGGCCTCAAGGGCGGTCTCGGCAGCGCGGTGGGAGGTGCCTTGGGCGGAGCGGCTGGCGGCGCTGCTGCAGGGGCCTTGGGTGGCTCCGGGGCGCTCCCGAACGATATCGTCGTGCAGGGCGCGCGCGGCCTCGGGCAGTCGCTGCCCAACGCTCTGGGCAGCATCAGCGGCGCTGCGCTGACCGGGGCAGCCAACCAGCTTGGTGGCAGCGCGGCCAACAACGAGATCGTCGTCGAAGGGCAGAAGCCCCTCGTGCCCGAGAACTTCACGCTCACCCCCGAGATGCTCGCGTCGCTCGGCATCACGACCGAGTTCGCGGCGACGCCGCAGGGCAAGTCGACCGTCGACAAGATCATCAGCGGTCTTAAAGCGGCGGGGCTGCTCACCGGCCTCGTCGGTAACGCGATCGGCGGAGGCGGCAAGAGCGGCACCGGGACGGTGCCCGGCGCGCTCGGCAACCTCAACCCGATCTTCTCGAAGACGCTGCCGACCACGAACATTCCGGGGGGCGTCGGCACCGCGGCGAACTTCGCGCCGCGCCAGATGCCCGAGCAGGACTGGAATCGCTACGCGATGCATCCCGAGCAGTCGTTCTTCAACTACGTGCCGCAGCGCTACACGCCGCCGGTACAGGCGTTCGCCAAAGGCGGCATGGCCGTCAAAGGCAAGGGCACCGGCCGCAGCGACGAGATCGACGCCAAGCTGTCCGACGGCGAGTACGTCGTCGATGCGGAGACGGTCTCGCTGCTCGGCGACGGGTCGAGCAACGCCGGGGCCAAAGCTCTCGACAACCTGCGCGTCGCCGTAAGGAAGCACAAGGGCCGCAGTCTGGCCAAAGGCAAGTTCAGCGCCAAGGCGAAGCAGCCCGAGCGCTATCTGGGGGTACGCAAGTAATGGCGCTCACCGATTTCCTGACCGAAGGCGCGCAGATCCCCGCAGGCTCGGCGGTCAAGTCGATCACCTCCCAGACGGTGCTGCCCGACTGGTACACCAACTATGCGATGGACATCCTGTCGGGGCAGCAGGCTATCGCGGGCAACCCCTACGCGACGTACCAGGGGCCGCGTGTCGCCGACTTCACGCCGATGCAGCAGCAAAGCTTCCAGCAGGCCCAGCAGGCGGCGGGAGCCTACCAGCCCGGTCTCGACAAGGCGACGGCGGCAACACAGAGCGCCTTGGGCCAGAACGGCGCGTCCGCCGCGCAGCCCTACTTCAACCAAGCCGTCGGGCTCAGCCCGCTGGACGCCGGTCAGGCCGACTACAACGGCGCGCGAGGCAGCATTGGGGCGGCGACGGCGATCAACCCCGGCACGATGGCACAGCCCTATTACGGCGCTGCGCTGTCGATGAACCCGTCGGTCTCGGCGGCGGGCGACTACGGCGCCGCGCGCGGCACGATCGGCTCGGCGCTGAGCTACAACGCACCGGGCGCGGCGCAGCCTTACTACGGTCAGGCCGGCAGCATGAACGCGCTCGGTGCGGCACAGCCGTACCTGAGCGGCGCTGGCGGCTACGCCATGCAGAGCACGACCGGCGACGGCCTCTCCGCCGCGATGCCGTGGCTCAACGCCGCTTCGGGCAGTGTCGCCAACGTCGGCGAGTACATGAACCCCTACGAGCAGGACGTGGTCGATTACATCGGCCAGCAGGGGACGCGCAACCTGCGCGACACGATCATGCCCGCGCTCGAAGGCCGCTACATCACCTCGGGCCAGTTCCGCGGCAGCGGGCAGCTCACCGACACGATGCGCGCCGTGCGCGACACCTCGCAGGACATCCTCGGTCAGCAGGCGCAGTTGCGGCAGTCGGGCTACATCAACGCGCAGAACCAGAAGGGCAACGACCTGAGCCGGTACGGTCAGCTCGGCTCGACAGCGGGCAATCTCGCGGTGCAGCAGCAGCAGGCCGTCGCCAACGCGGCGCGACAGCAGGCAATCTTACCGCCGGTCAGCAGCAGCTGCTCGCCTCGATGGGCACCAATCTGGGCCAGCTTACGCAGGGCCAGCAGCAGGGCGCGCTGTCCGCCGCGAACCAGATGGCGGGACTGGGTGCGTCCGAGGCGGGCATGACACAGGCCCAGCAGAACCTGCTGCAGGGCATCGGCACCCAGACGGGTCAGTTCGGTGCCGGCCAGCAGCGGACTGCGCTTGATGCCGCCAGCCAGCAGGCTGCCCTCGGTTCGACGATGTCGGGTCTCTCGCAGGCCCAGCAGAACCTGCTGCGCGGCATCGGCGGCGATGTCGGCGCGCTCACCGGCAGCGACGCCTCGCGCTCGCTCGCCGGCGGTGCGCAGCTCGGCAACCTCGCCGGCCTCGCCCAGCAGTACGGCATCACCGGGGCCAACGTGCTCAACCAGGCGGGCTCGCAGCAGCAGCAGCTCAACCAGCAGAGCCTCAACACCGCCTACGAGGACTTCCTGCGGCAGCAGGGCTACCCGCAGCAGCAGATCGACGCGATGCTGGGCTCGTTCAAGGGCGTGGCGACAGGCGTGCCGTCGGCGACGCAGGAGTACGGCGTCGTGCCGTCGGGCGTCCCGGCCGAGTACAAGCCGTCGACCGCATCCAACATCGCCTCCGGGCTCACCGGCGCTGCGGGCATCATCGACCTGCTCAAGGGTCTGTAGGAGGGGCTGGTGGCAACGATCTCACAGGATGGCTGGCAGCGGATGCTCGAAGCGCTCGGACCGGATAAGGCCGAGCAGTGGCGCGTCCAGCAGGGCATCGAGGTAGAGACGCCGCAAGCGTTGCCCGACGCCGGTGCCGAGACGCCGATGGGCGCGTTGTCGCAGCCGACGACGGCGCAGAACCCGGACTCCAAAGCAGGCTTGTTCGCCCTGCAACGGGAACTGGCGCAGACCAATACCGAAGATCGCGACTACCAGCGCCGCCGATTCGAGGAAGGGCGCGCTCGCCTCGAACGAGAGCGCACAGGGCCGTCGACGGCTGAGCAACTATTCCGTCTTTCTGCCGCTTTCGCTCAACCGCAGCGCTACAAGGGCTTCGGCGGGATGATGGCCAACGTCGCTCCGGTGCTGGGTGATATGGCAGCAATCCGGGAGCGTGCTGGTACTGATCGCGCGGCGGCGTTGGAGAAGCTGCAGGAGCAGTACATGACCGGCGACTTCGCGGCGCGGCGGCAGGATATAACAGGCCGACTCGGTATCCAGAAGACGATAGCGGAGATGGAGAAGCCTAAGGCGCGGCGCACCGGGATCAGTCCGGTGGATGGTTTGCTCTATGATCTCGACACCGGCGAAGTCATTCCGTTCAAACAGGCTGGTGCCAACGGCGGGGCCAACCTACCGGTCATCTCGTCGCCCGAGGAGGCGCGCAAGCTGGCTCCCGGCACCACGTTCCGCACTCCAGACGGCAGAATCAAACGGGTTCCCGGAGGTCCGACGCAGTCTGCGTCGGGCGGCTTTCCCGGCGGTTAGCGGCAACGATCTCGACCACATCACGATGATGTCCGAGAGCGCGGGCAACCCGAACGCGGTCAGTCCCAAGGGCGCTCGCGGACTGATGCAGGTCATGCCCGAGACGGCGCGCGATCCCGGCTTCGGTATCCGCCCCTCAAACGGCACGCCGCAGGACGATGTGCGCGTCGGGCGCGAGTACCGTGCTGCGATGCGGCGGAGGTACAACGGCAATCTGCCGCAGATGTGGTCGGCCTATAATGCCGGGCCGGGGCGTACCGACGCGTTGATCGAGAAGTACGGCGACGACTGGCTGCGCTACGCGCCGGCAGAGACACAGGCTTACGTTGCGCGCAACATGCGCGCCGTCAGGAGGAAGTGATGGCCGTAGATCCTTGGGCTGAGTTTGAAGACGTGCAGCCGTCTGCGCCGCGCCCGACGCTCAAGGAGCGCGACATCATGGCTGGCATCGACCAGAGCGGTGCGAGCGCGGCGTCGTCTGCTGCCAGTGCTCGGCGCTCGGACACGCTGCTGCCTGCCGACGCTGAGAAGGCTGCCGCGGAGGCTCGCAAGCTCCAACTCGAAACGGAGAAGCTGGAGCGCGAGGCCGCCCAAGGCCCTGCGCTGACCGGCGACAAGCGCGCCGAGCTCAAGGACACCTTGACGTCGCTCAAGCAGTTCGAGAACGATCTCGGGCTGTTGGAAACCTCGTTCGACAAGAACTTCGAGGACCAGGGCCTTGCAACGCCCCGCGAGTATCTGCCGGGGATGCTCAGTCCGACCAACCAAGCGTACAACGCGGCCTCGAACCGACTGCTCCCGCTCGTGGCCCGCGCCCTCGGGTTTACGTCCAAACAGATGGACACGCCGTCGGAGATCGAACGGCTCAAGTCCTATGTGCCGACGAACACCGACTCGGACCAGACTGCTCGCGAGAAGCTCACGGCACTGCGCGGCATGCTTGATCGCCAGCGCGAGAATGCAGCGACGCAGCTCGGGCAAGTAGCGCCGGGAGACGGTGAACAGCCGCCTGCCGTGGCCGGAGCGGTAGATATCGGCGCCGGTCCTACGCTCCCCGGCGCGGACGGCGGAGGTAACATAGTACCTCCGGCAGGACCGACCCCTCCGCAGTTCTCTCCGGGAGATCCGCAGATGCAGGCGGCGACCGGCGACACGCGCCGCGTCGCGGACCCGCAGCTTCAAGGTCAGATGGACGCCATGCTGCGGCAGGGCGCGTCGTTCAGCGACATCAACGCTTTCGCGATGAGCAAGGGCGCGGAACCGATCAACCGGCAGCAGTACCTCGCGGTGCGCAACTTCCTGCGCAAGAACCCCAACTACGAGGGCAGTCTTGTCGACGTCAACCGGTACGAGCCGGTTTCGCTTTTCGAGAAGAATGTCACTGCGGTCGGCAACAACTCGGGCGGGTCCTACCTGCTCGGCGCGGGTCAGATGCTGTCGGCCAACACACTCGACGATCTCGCCGCTGATCCGCAGCGAGCCAACCTTGCGCTGGCGATGGCCCAGGCACAGAGTCCGACGGCTACCGGCCTTGGGCAGATGAGCGGCGCGACCTTGGCAGCGCTCTCAGGGGAGGCGGGCCTTGCCCGCCTCGGTATGGCTCCGGGCCTTGTGCGCGGAGCGCTGGCCGACGTCGGCATGGGCGCGGCTTCAGGTGCTGGTGCAGCCGGGGACGGCGACCGGGCGATGGGCGCGCTGCAAGGTGCTGGTTACGCAGGTCTCGGCAGCGCCGGCGGCAGCGCGCTCGGCGCGGGACTACGGCGCGTCGGGACAGGTGTCGCTGATCCTTCGGTACACGCCATGGCCGCCGAGGGCGTTCCGCTGACCATCGGGCAGGTCTATGGCCAGTCCGGTCTCCCCGGTCGCATCGTCAAGGGCATCGAGGACCGCATTGAGGGCTTCCCGTTCATCGGTGCCGCGGTCAACGCGCGTCGTCGCGGCGGCTACGACGTCTTCAACACCAAGACGTTCGAGCGTGCGCTCAAGCCGATCGACGGCAGTGTCGGCGGCAAGGTCGGTGAGGATGCCGTGCTGGCCGCGCAGGGCCTTGTGGACGCCGCTTACACCAAGGCGCTGGCGGGTAAGGTGGTTCAGATCGACAATCAGTTTGCGAGAGACCTGTCGCAAGCTGTCACCAAGGTCGCTGGACTGAGCCGGGTCGGGCCGGAAGTGTTGGAGGACGTCAAAGCTGTCTTCGATCCGTTCAAGACCGGTTCGACGTTCACCGGTCCAGAGATGCAAATAATCAAACGCGATCTTGAAAAGATCAAACGCAACTACCGTAACGACCCAAGGGGGGAAGCCGTCAGGAAAGCAGTCGACGAAGTGAAAGACGCTGTATTCGGCATATTCCGCCGACAGACGCCGGAGGTGGTCCCTGACTACCAAAAGGCCGACATGGCCTATCGCAGGCTCTCAACGGTCGAGGACGCCGTGCTCGCAGGCAAGAACACCAAAGGCAAATTCACCCCTGCGCAGCTCGGGACGGCCGACAGGGCGTCAACTGTCAAGTTCGAGGGCAAGCGCGCAGCGGCGCGTGGCGACAGTCCGTTCCATGACTTCCAGCGCGACGCGCAGAACGTCCTGCCGAACGAGGTGCCCGACAGCGGCACTGCGGGACGTCTGGCGGCGGGCATGCCTGCCACGGCAGCTGGGCTGACGCTGGCGGGCATTCTCGGCGCGGCTTACACCAAGGCCGGGCAACGGCTCCTGACCAAGCCCGGTCGCGGCGTCGAGAACGAGATGCTGAAGAAGGCGCTTACCGACGAAAGAACCCGCCTACTGCTCGGTAAAGCGGGAGCAGGAACCGGGGCGGCTCTCGGGCTGGGAACATATCCCGGCCCGTGAGGCTCTTGAAGCCGATGACGATCAACGTGTGCAGGAACGCGCCTGCGGCGATAGCCAAGCCGGTGCTCATCCACGTCACGTAGCACACGCTGCTTACTGTGTCAGCTCCGCGTTTTATGGACTCCGGTGGTCGTCGGTGCTCCTTCGCTGACGTGGTCCGGGCAGAGGTGCGTCCCGCCGCTGCAGTACCAGCCCATGTTCATCAGGCCGTGGCCCTCCTGGATGGTCTCGGCCGGCGGCGCCACGATCTCGCAGGCATTGCACTTGATGCCGACGTACTCGCTGGTGATTTCGTCTCGTATGATCATCGCACCCTCCGTTAGTCGCCGCAACCGCGGCCAATTTTTCCAGTGTCGCGAGCGTCAACGAACTGCTGCCACGGCACCCAGCCTTGCGGACAGGCAAACCCCCATTCACGCACGACAGGGCCGGTCATAAACAGCGAAACAACCCGCGCACCAGGCACTACGACAAGGCGATGCAGGCTCTCAGGCTGTCGTTCGACGATGTCGCCCGGTCTGCGCGCAAACTGACCCTCCGGCGTACACTCGACATAGCTGCCGGCGATGATGACGCTGCGGTTGGCCCACGGATGGTCGTGCATCGCCCGGTCGTCGTCGCTGTGCAGGATTTCGTGCAGGTAGACGTTGCAGAACGGGTTGCGCGGCACGACCCACCAGCGCCGCAGATAGTTGTCGCCGATGATAAAGTCCGGCTCGCGCGCCATCACGCCCGAAGCCCAGTCCTGCATACCTTCCAGTGTCGCGCTTGGCATTGTACTACCGCTCATCCCCGTCTCTCCATCGCCGCCAATAAGATGCTCTGTACGCTCCGCTTCGTCGTCAGCCGCTCGAGCACGTCCTCGTCGATGGTGCCCCGCGCGACGATCCGGTGGACGAATACCGGCCGGTCATACCCGCTCTGTTTCTGCCGCATCGGCCCGATGCGTTCAATGATTTGTTCGTGCTCTTCGAGGTTCCACGACACCCCGAAGAAGACGATAATATTACCGCCATCCTGCAAATTGATTCCATGCCCGGCGCTAGCGGGATGGGCGACGAGCATCTGGATATTGCCCTTGTTCCAGTCCTTGATCGTCTGCGGATTGGCGTCGAGGTGGCGGGCACCGGGGAAGCGCTTCAAAATACGCGCGAGGTCGTGCTTGAAGGTGTAAGCGACGAGGACCGGCATGCCCGCAGCTTCCTCGACGACGCTCTCCAGCGCTTCCAGCTTGGCGTCGTGCAGATGCTCCCAGTCGCCGCCCTCATTTTTATAGATCGCTCCGTTGCAGATTTGGAGCAATTTTCCGGACTTTACTGCGGCGTTGGCCGCCTCGACGCCCTCCTCGCCAATCTCGGCGAAGAACTCCTTCTCCATGTCGTCGTAGTGACGGAGTACCTTACCCTTGAGATCGACATAGATCGTGTTGAATACGGGCTTGTCGACCGGCTCGCCCTTTGTCGTGAGGCAGATGTCCTTGAGCGCGGTCTGGATCTCGTCCTGCGCGTGGGCCATCGGCTCCAGTGTAAAGCCGTCGTAGCCGCGTCGGAACCAACGCTGCTCGAAGGCGCTGAATGAGTGGCCGAGGCGCTGGCCCTTGTCGAGGAACCAGCTCTGCCCCCAAAGGTCCTTGAGGCCGTTGCCCGCCGGCGTGCCGGTCAGGCCGATGAACCGCTCAACCTTGTCATGGGCGACCTTGCCGAGCGCAGCCGCGTTCTTGCCGCCCTGCCGCAGCCGGAACGACTTGAGGCGGCTGAGCTCGTCGGCGACGACCGTCCTGAACGGCCAGTCCTTGCCGAGCGTATCGACCAGCCAGACGAGGTTGTCGTAGGAGCAGCAGTAGATGTCGGCCGGGACGTGCAGCGCGGCTGCGCGCTCCGCAGCGCTGCCGGTGGCCACCGAGACGCGCAGGTGCTGGCTGAAGGCCCACTTCTCGACCTCAGCTGTCCATGTCGACTGGATGACCCGCTTCGGCCCGAGGATGAGCGCGGGGAAGACTTCTTCGAACGTGTCGAGATCGCAGAGCGCCTTGAGCGTCGAGACCGACTTGCCGCCGCCCAGACGCATCCACAGCGCTGCGCGCGGGGTCGCGTGCAGGAAGCGGATCGCCTCGCGCTGGTCGTCGTGGGGGACGAAGGGGCGGCTCATACGTAGTCGGCGCCCCAGTAGTCGCTGGCGCGCTCCAAGCGCTTGCGACAGGGCGGAATCCAACCGAACCGGGTGCCGTCGCCGAAGTTGTCCCAGATCACCCAGCAGTAGGCCGTGGCAGTCGAGCCGGTCTGTGTCAGGACGCCCTTGTGCATCACGACGCGCTCGGTGAACTGCAGGATCCACGACGGCGGCTCGTACAGGAACAGCTTCTCGTAGCGCCCGACGCTCTCCAGAAAGGCCGTGCGGACCAGCACGGCGGCGTTACGGCTGTCCCACCGGGCGCGCTGGATGAATGCCTCGGCCAGCTTGAACGGCGGGTTGGTGATCGTCCAATCGACCGTGTCGCCTTGGCAGGCGAGATAGTCCATTACCGGGAACCCGGCGCCGTAGTCGTGGATATCGAACGCATCGACGCTCTTGAAATACTCGCGCAGCGGCCGGACCATGTGGCCTCGATTCGCCGACGGCTCGCGGCAGGTCTGATCCTTGAGCGAGCCGCGCTGGTCGACGATCCACTCGCACAGCGCCCGCGTCGCCCAAGGCGGCGTTGGGAAGTCGTCGGGACTATCTTTCGGCTCCGTGCGCTGCTGCATGACCGCTGAGGACGTATTCTGGACCACTACAACTTGATCCCCTGCCTGAGCGCCGCCGACACAGCCACGGCCTGCGCGATGGCGTCGTCGAGCGCGTTGTGGTGCGTGCCCTTGCTCCTGAGCGGCTTGCGGTTGTTCAACGCCAGCACGGTCCGGCAACAGCGCACGTTCCAGAAATCCCATGGCGCTTCGAGCATCACCGCAGCGATGGCCGACTTGAGCAGCACCTCGTCGAAGTTGGCCCCGTGCGACCAGATCGTCTCACCGCCGACCGCGTCCCACCACTTGAAGAAGTCGAGCAGCACCGTCGTCAGCGGCTGCTGGTCGGGCTCAAGGGCCGCTCGCGCCTCGGGAGACTGGTCGTCCCACCACTTGGTTGTCTCGGGGTCCACGACCAGCCCTACGGCCTCGCAGGACCCCCTCGTGATGTTCCTGTAGAAGGTCTGCGGTGTCTCGCCCGTCTGCAGGACGAACGTGCAGGCACCGATCGAACGGAGCGCGGAGCCGGGGGCGGTACCCCACGTCTCGAGGTCGAGCATGATATTTTTACCGGCCATTCTTCATCTCCTCTACTACCGCATCGGCATCTGCCCGATTGCGGACCACAAACACCTTCCAGCCCCGTCCTCGCAGCCTGGCAATCTCGCGCTTCTGCAAGTAGCTCAGAACGTCGTCCCCGGCCTTCACCTCTACCAGCGCGACGTTCGGGAAGCCGAAGTCGATCAGGCAGTCGGGGGCGCCCCGGCGGTTGACCCATTGCAGCTTACGATACTCGCCTCGGGCGAGGCGCACCTTGCTTTTAATGTACTGCTGGAGCTTGGCGGCAGGGGTCATCTGGCGAGGTGCCTCCGTGTTAGAGTCAGTTCCCTGAAGCCTTTGGCTCTGACCCCTTCAACAGCGCCCGGAAGGTAGCACACGACCTCGGGCTCCAGTTCGCTCACCCACCTGCCCAGCAGCGCGAGGCGATCGGAATCGAACGAGGCACATCGACTTACCCACAGATCCATGAAAATTTCCCTTGAAACCAAAACCATTGTTTCAATCCTGTTTCGCGTACCTGAGCATCTCGTGACCCGCCGCAGCGAGCGGCAGGCCCAGCGACCACGGCGGATTCGTCGCCATGATGGCGCTCAGGCCCTCGGCGGTGTAGTTGTCGTTGTCGGGGGTCTCGGTGATGTTTTCATCATGCACGGGCAGCAGGATGGCGTATCCGGCCGCCTCAGCGTGCTTGGCGCCGAACTTGAAGACATCGCGAGCCGTGCCCTGAGTGGATTGCTCCCCAAACTTGCCTCCATATGTCTCGATCGTTTCCCATTGCCGGGTGTACTGGTTCAGGCCGTCGTAGCGTATCTGGCTGTCGCTCTTGCCGGTGCCGTCGCACCCGGGGCACATCACTTCGGTATCCGCCGCAACGAACGTCTTGCCGGTGCCCTCGCAACGGATGCACTTCGCACCGATCCGGGCGTTCGGGTAGCTGAGGTATCGGCCCGACGGCAGCCGCAGGCGGAGCCAGGCGCCGCGCATGTCGAACCGTAGCCCGCGCACCTCGAAGGCTTCCTTGGGGAAGCGAATCGCGGCCTTGGCAGCGTCCTCCAGAGCGTACCACAGACGCACGATGTTCGGGTGAGTCTTGCGCCACGCCTTGACGATGGTGACGGCCTCTTCCTCGGCCATCACGACGCCGTAGTTAGCGCCCATTTTGGCGAAGGCTCCCGGCCCTCCCTGAAAACCTAGGGCGAGCTCAGGCACCTTACCGTATGCCTGCCGCTCGTCCTTGGTGATGTCCTCCGGCCGCTTCCGAAGGATGTTCCCGGCGGTCAGTTTATAGATGTCGTGACCCGTTCCTCGATCGAACGAGCGGAAGGCGTCGAGCTTCCAGTCCTCGCCGGCGAGCCATGCCAGCACGCGGCCCTCGATGTTGGACAGGTCGGCGACGACCAGCTTCTTGCCTTCGTCGGCGATGAGGCAGCCGCGCACGGCGTTCGAGCACAGCTCGCTGACATTCTCGTAGAGCAGATCCTCGCAGTCCGCCTTCATGGCACGGATGGCGCGCTCGATCTCCCACGGCCTGAGCGTCGGTCTCGGCAGGTTCTGCGGCTGGAACAGACGGCCGGCGTCCCGACCCGTGCGGGAGGCCCCGCAGAACTGGATAGTGCCGCGCAGCCGGGCGTCAGACGAGGCGGCCTTGAGCAGCACTTTGTACTTGGCCGGTGACGTCGCGGCGGCCTGCTGCCTGATCTCCAGCAGCTCGCGCACCTCGTCGGTGATGTCGTCGCGCTTGAGCGCCGCAGTGACGGTGCCCTTGGTTAAATCCGCTGTCTCGAAGTCGTGGGCGTCGGACAGGTGGTCGAGCAGCTTCTGCCGCTGCGTCATGCTGCCGACGGCCCCACCAGTCAGGTCGGTGGACCGCTTCGCGAGTTCCTTAGACGTGCGCTCGAAAGCGCGCAGGGCAGAGCGCGCAAGGTCCAGGTCGACCTTGACGCCGCGGTCGTTGATCTTCTGGTCAAGCAGCCACAGCTCGCGCTCCGACGGCGTGTCGTTCCAGCGGGGGATGCGCTTCAACACCTCGCGCATGGCCTCGATGTCCGAGGCGCCGTAGCTTTTGAACGCCTCCCACTCGGCCGGGTGTGTCTCGCGCGTCGCCCGGTCCAGCTTTCGATTTTTCCCGAGAGGTTTGCAGAAAAGCTGGATCAGCTTCTTGCCAGCCTTGTCCTTGGCCTTATCGACCGGGACGCCCAGAACCTCGCATAGCTTGTCCAGCCCGGCCGGCAGGCTGTGCATCAGCGCGAGCACCATGGTGTCGGTGATCTTCTCGGTGGGGATGGTGACGCCGCAGTGGCGCAGAACGGTGCGGTCGAACGACGAGTTCTGGATAATGATCTCGTCGGCCTCGTCGATCATCCACTGCAGCTGCGGGGCGTAGCGCTCCCACTCGTGGGGGCCAGAGACGTCCTCGACATGCACCGGGCCGTCGTCCCAAGCGTGCTGCACGAGCAGCAGCTCGGCATGCTCAGCATAGGCGTGAACCCCACTTGTGATGGGCACGGTGCTGAACGCCTCAGTATCAAGGTAGAGAGCGGTCACACGTACTCCCACCCGGCAACCGGCGGTGCGTAGAGATGCAGCTTGTCGCGCTTGAGCGGCCCTTTCTCCCAGCCCGCCATGACGTAGCAGTAGCCAGTGCGCCTGCGCGCGGAGACATCGACCTCGGTACGCAGGCGCTCGTCAGGCAGCTCGCCATAGCGCTCGGCCCATTTGGCGTAGGTCATCTCTGTCGCGGCGCGGATGAGATCGCTGGAGAGACCAGCGCCGAGATTCCGGAACAGCATGTTGCGCCAGACGTAGGTCGCCCTAACGTCGGTCTGAGCCGTGCGCCCGCGCGAGGCACCAGAGCCTCGGGCCATCGGCGTCTTCTGCCTGACGACTGCCCAGACGGCTTTCCCGCACGGGGTTACGAGCACGATCTCCTGCCCGACGCCCGTGAAGGTCTTCGATCCCGGTGTGCGCCGCGAGTAGTGGGGTCCGTGCCCTTCACAGACACCGCAGCCGTCGACCACGTCAAGAGCCCGCCGATCGCTGGATGAACTGAGCAGCCACACGGCTACAGCACGAAGTTCGGCTGGCCGTCCTTGGCTTTCCACTTGAGGTGAATCCAGCCCGGCGGAACGTAGTGCGAGATGCCATCAGCGTCGAACAGCCGGTGACTGCCTCGTTCGCTGACGTGCAGCTGCAAAGGCGTCTTGATCCAGACGTGCCGTCCGTTTTCGAACTCGTACTCTCGCCACGCTTCGCTGGAGATATCCACGAAAACGAGATCGGTAACGTTGTTGAAGTTTGTCATGGTTTTTCGCCCTATTCTTGAAGAGAACATGCCGCGAAAGCGTCAGCAACCTGGCTGCCATTTGGCGGGGATCAACCAGACCGCAGCATGCCCTCTTCAAAAATAGGGCGTTCCGACCGGCTCACATGTCAGGGGAGACAATCGCGGAGTTCAGGGAGAACCACCGGTCGGAACGCCTTCAGTCTACGCTTGAAAGTGGTCTATTTCAAGCGCTTTCGTCGTCACACGTACTGCAAGCCGATGGCCCGCTCGTACGTTTCGATCAACTCGTCGAGCGTGGTCCGCTCGTCCTTGTCCATCTTCATCCGCGCGTAGACCTTGCGCATGATCTTGGTGTCGTAGCCGAGCGCCTTGGCCTCCGCGTAGATATCCTTGATGTCGTCCGCCGCGGCCTGCTTCTCCTCGTCGCGGTTGCCGATGCGCTCGAAGAACTGCTTGAGGCGTTTATCCTCGTCGCCGTTGTGACCGATGCCCGCCATCAGACGTAGTCCTCGCTGTCACTACCCAGCGCTTCCTCGGGCTTCTTCGCGTACTCGGCGAAGTCGTCGGCCGTGGCGGGAGCCGAGCCGCCGCCGAAGCTGTCGCCGTCGCCGGCGAACATCACCCCGAGCAGCGAGCAGTTGACCCGGCGCCCGAAGCTGTTGTCCTGCGCCCAGATCTCGACCTGCGCGTGGACCTTGCAGCCGGCGTAGAGGATGCGTTCGATCTGGGAGAGATCGGTGATCTCGGTGCCGTAGGCGTCGACCGCCGTAGGCCGGGTCTTCGGGTTGCGCGTGCCGAGCGAATACTTGCCTTCGAAGCCGTCGTAGACCTTGCCGGTCTTGGTGCTCTTGTAAGGCAGCTTCGAGAAGGCGACCTTCTTGTCCTCCACCAGCATGGCGAGGATGTCGGCGCCTTTGTCCTTCCACTGCTTCTTGGCGACGTCGAGCATCGCCGCGTCGAGCACCTTCACGTCCTTGTCGTCGGGGTCGATGATCAGCCGGGCGCCGTAGGCCGGCTCACCGTCGCCGATCGCCTGCGGCTTGGCCAGAGCGGGGAACGCCAGGCGCTTGTTCTTCAACATCAGTTTCATATCGCTATTCCTCTACGTCATCAGTGGCGAGCGCACGGAACTTCTCCGCGACGTCGGTGGCCAGCGAAGGCCGGGGGTCGGTGGCCGGAGCCACGGACGGCTTGCCGTCGGCGCGGGTGACGAAGGCGTTGACCTTCTCCCAGCGCTTCGGGGTCGGCTTGAGCAGCTTCTCGGCCTTGGTCGGACTGATCAGCTTCATGTCGTACATGTCGTCGACCTTCAGCCGGAACGACTTCTTGAGCATGTCCTCGACCTGTGCCTCGTCGGTCCATGCCCGGTTCCCGGCGCGGCCGGCGACGAGCTTGAAGCCCTCGACCGGCTTGCCGTCGGCCAGCAGTCGGAAGACCTCGGCGCGGACCGCCTTGCACCATTGCTCGACCAGCTCCACCTTCGACATGGCGATGGCGAGGTAGTTGTCGCCGGTGGTCTCATCGACTTCCATCGGGGCGAAGGCTGCGAACTCCTCGACGGTCGCGGGCGAGAACACCTCGCCGGACGTGGCGAGCATCATCTCCTCGCGCAGCGCGGGACAGACCGCCTTGGCGCGACAAAATCTGCAACCCTTCGCAGAAGGCTGCAAATAGGCCAACAGCGCTTCGTCATCGGGCGCAAACTGTCGTGCTTCATGTGTTTTAGCAGCGCAGATTTTGACCTTTTCGCCAAACTCGCGTAGCTGTGTGACCGGGATAGTCCATTCGCTAAAGTTTCCTTTTCGCGGCTGGTCGATCGCCAGAGTGATCGTCTCGAAGTCCGCAAACACACCGTAGTGGTCGACAGCGCACAGCCCGTAAATCTGGGTCTGTTCATCCTCCTCGGCGTCGACCTCGACGCCTTGACCGTATTTCAAATCCTTGATCTTGAGCCAGCCATCGCCGATAACCACGACATCCGATATCGCAACTCCGTTATCTTCGCCTGTGAGATGCCCCCGCGGCATCTTCTGCTCTACAAGCAGCGTGCCGCCCTTGGCAAAAGCCCTGACGCGCTCGCAGTAGCCTTTGACGTACTCAACCATCTCTCCCGAGACAGTGAAAGTCGAACCATCCTCGAAAGTCCAACGCTCCCCGACGTATTCGTCGAGATGCCAGCCGTCGCGGAGGTGCCCCGCAGCTAACTCGTGGGCTAGATTACCTTCGTTCGCGTAGATAGAACTTGTGTTTGGGAACTGACTCTCCAAGACGACGCTGCCTGGGCACGTCATCCAGCGCGCCGCGCTGGATGGCGAAAGGCGCACTGGGTGTTTACCGTTCGGTGCTGACACGTTCAAACTCCCTGTACGCAGCCTCTCGCGCTGCGGCTGCTGATTCGGCGGTCGGAAAGCTGCCGGCGCAGGCCATCCATCTCGCTGCGCCGGAGGGTGATAGACGGGCGTGGACGCTCATTGTTCGGGCTCCTCTTCGGTTTGCAGGCGCTCCCGGAGGGCCATAAGCAACCGACCGAGGTGATTGTCGCCTTTGCCGTTGCAAACACCCCAGAAGGTATCGCCCCACTTGTTGCCTTCGACCAGATCGGCGGTGCCGGTTGCGATGAGTTTGTTTTTGAGTCCCGGATTGGTGAATTTCTGCGCCAGTAGGTTTTCCATCACCGTCAGTTTCACGTCGTCCCAGTCGGGGCGGAGAACCGCGCGCCGCCCAAGGCGTTTGGCGTCGCCGGGCTTGGCGCAGTCGCTAACTTTCCAGCGAAAATCCGGGTCCAAACTCTTAGCGGCTACGTAGGCGTGCTCCACCGAAGGATAGCAAATTCCGTCGAGCATAACGGTCGCAGGCCAGAAGTTGGAAAGCCAACGGTACTCGCCTTGGAACTGTGCGATCGGCTCGGGCATCACGCAACGACCGCTGCGTCGAGAGCATCCTGCAGCGCATCGCGCAGCTCGGGCCGACGCTCCTCGGGCACCTGGGTCGCGCGAGCGACACCGAACTGCTCGAGAACGGCCTCGATGCCGGGCTTGCCGCACTTGTCGACGACCTTGAGGGTCAGTTCGCGGATGTCCTCGATCGTGACCTCGTCAGAAGGGGATACATCCGTCTCGGCAGTCTGGCCACTGTCGGAGGTCTGCGACGTATCGTCCTGTGCAGTAGCCGGGTCCGACGATGCTGCTGTGCCCTCGTTCACAGAGGCGTTTCCCTCCGGCTCCTTCTCGGCCTTCGGCTTGCGCGGCGTGCGCGTTGGGGCGGGTTTGTCGGCCGCAGCCGCGGCATCGGCGTCGCGCACTTCTTGCATGACGGGATCGCGTTCGGTTAGCAGCATGGAGCCTTTGAGAACATCGTGGACGAACGATGTGTTGGCAGTCGTGCCGAGCAGCGCCTGAAGCTGCTTGCGCAGGTCGGCACCGTCGGTTGCTTCGATCTTCAGTTTGATCACGTAGTTTTCTCCTCAGTTGTTAGATTAGGTTGGCGTAGTGAAGCGCCGCGAACAGCAGCGTGAAACTGAGGGCGGCGAGACCGACTGCGGAACCAGTATCGCGATCCCTGACGAAAGCTAACGCGAGCATGAAGGTGAAACCCGACGCCCATGCGGTGCCGAGCACGCTCATCGCACCATGCCCTTGTAAGCCGCAGCCAGTTGCTCCTCCAGATCGACGATCCGCAGAGCCTGCTCGTTGAGATGCTGGAGCATCAGCTCCTCGGCGCGGTCGTACTCGTCGTACAGCGCCTCGTGCGCGGCGATGGCTTCCTCGCTGTCCCACGGGATCGTGCCGTCGAACGCTTTGTCGTAGGCCGCGCGCTCGAAGCGGCGCAGACGGCGGATGCCGAGACGGTCGGGGACGACAGTGGTCATTCGCCGACGCCTTCGCTGAGCGCCAGCGCGGCGCGTGCTGCTTTCACTCGGCTGTCGGTTTGGAAGAAAGTGTCGGGCATCGCCAGCTCAGCGACTTCCAGAAGACCCAACAGCGCGCTGCGCAGTTCCGGTGCCGAAGCGGCGAGGAAGATGTCGCTCTCTTCACCGGTGAGATGCCAGCCGGTCCAGTGGTTGTGATCGGTGGAGATGGGACCGAAGCCGTCGGAGGTGCGCCACAGCGCGTCGCCGACCTTAATCTTGCGACCTTCCGTTTTGGCGAAGGCAACGTCATCGGCGTTAGCCAGACACTCGCGCCAGTCGATCGGCCAAACCCTATCCATATCCGATACCTCCTATCCGCAAATCTCTATCTTGAAACAGAGCTTAAACCAACCGCTTTAGGGCGTCAACCCTCTTACGAACAAAAAATCACTTTTCCACGATCGATCATCAGCACGGCGTCGCGCCGCTTGGCAAGCGATTGAATAGCCCGGTTAATCTCGAACCGGCGGACATCGCGCTTGCCCTCTTCGGGTGAAGGAGCAGCCGCGATGCAGGCTTCCAGGAACTTGTAGTAGTCACAATCCGCATCGCTCGCGTAGACGCTCTCCATCACTTCGAGCACATGCCGCTCGTGCTTGCCGTAGCGCACCACGGACCGCGCAGCAGGACCGTCGTCAGTCTCCTGCGCAGCAAGCTCCGCGGGCACGACCACGAGGCTCTCGAGCGGATCGCCGTCAGGATCGAACCCGAGGCTGATGGTCTCCAGCTTAAAGCCGAAGCGCTCCCCGTCCTTGCCGTCCTTCATCTTCTCGACGTGGATCTCGCGCTGGCCGTCGTCGTGCTTGATAATCTCGATCTGGGCAGCGGCAGCGCCCTTGATCCCCGACCAGCCGCGCGAGCCTTTGGAGGCATCCTTGCCGGTGTGGTGGATCAGGACGACGGTGGCGCCCGTCACCTCGGAGACGACCTGCGCGTTACGCAGCGCCGGTCCCATGTCCTCACCCGCATTCTCGTTGGCGCCCGGCGTGACCTGCGCGAAGGTGTCGATGATTACGAGGACGACATTGCCGATGGCTGCGATCGTCTTGATGATCTCGCCGATATCCCCTTTGTCGAGGAAGTTGGGCGCCGCGGTAACGAACGCGATGTCGATGCTCGCCGGATCAAGGTCATACTTACGGGCGTAGGCCCGGACGCGCTGCGGCGCACCGCCCGAGCCTTCGGCCATGACGATCAGGACGCGGCCCTGCTTGACCTTACGTCCGTACCAGTCGGCGCCGCGCGCCACTGAGGCGGCGATGTCGGTCGCCACAAAGCTCTTGCCGCTGCCCGAGGGGCCGAACACGATGATCGGATCAGTACCCTTCGGCACGATCCCCTTGACCAGCCAGTCGATCGGCGGGCGCGTGGCGATCTCGGCGGCGCTGTAGGCCCTGAACTTGCCGTCGAAGCCGTCAGGTGTGCGCGGGCCGCTGTCGGCCTCCGTGGTGGCTGTGACGGCCAGAGCGCGCAGATCGTCGAGGTTAAGGTCGCTCGCCTCCTGCGCCATCTTGATGACGCTGGCCATCGTGACCTGGCGCTGGCCGGGACCGGCCCTGCGGGTCATCGACTCCCACTGGCCGCGCAGCGCTTCCTCGCCGGGGTACTTGGCCCCCTGCTGCGACCATTCGTCCCAGATCGCGAAGCCGGTGTCGTCGCCCTCGGTTTCGTGGTGAACGGCCATGCCGACCCGGATCCAGTCGTCGCGGCCGAGATCGGGGTCTAGAGTGCTTAGAAGCTCCTCCATGCGCTCGACGGTCAGACCAAGGCGCGGCTCGCGCCCAGCCATGAAATCTTGGGGGTCTATCTCCTTGGGAGCGGCACTGCCGAAGCGCTTCTCGCACAGCGCCTTGACCGCCGGCGTCACCGGTGCGACCACGTCCTCCAGTTCCAGCAGCTCGACATGCGGCAGCCGGTTGCCGGTGACGGTGCAGAAGCCAGACGAAGAGAAGGTCTCGAACCCCCAGCCGAAGTCCTTGGCGTGCGTCTTACGGTTGCCGAGATCGCCGCGCATGAAAGCGCGGATGCCTTGGCCCGACGGGCTGTACTCGCAGAAGGTATCCTTGACGACGGCCATGACCTCGGCAGGCATGTGGCCGTCGGCATCCAGACAGAAATCGAAGTCGAGCGCGACGATGCCGAACTCGGCGAGCGGCGCGAAGCCGACACCGTCGAAGCCGAGGCGCTGCGCCGCGGCGACAGCGGCCGGGAACGTCACCAGCTTCGCTGCGTCCTCTGGACCGCCCTGCTTGCCGTGGCGGCGACCGCCCGAGGCGTACATCGGCACCTTGCGCGGCTTGGACTCGCCCTCAATCTGCTCGCTACGCCAGCACAACCACGCCGGCAGCACGCGGAGCTCGGCTGGTGCCGTGATGAACTTGTGCTCGGGTACGATCTTGGCCACGTTGTTCACAACCGGGGCCTGCTCGTCCGGCATGTCATACGACTTCCAGCGCGTCGATCGAGACCATCACGCTTTCGACGAAGCCTTTCGTGACTTCCGCGTTGACCGCATTACCGTAGCCCCGCAGAAGCCCCATTCGATTGGCAATCCCATTAGCCAGCGGGAATGAGCCGGATTCAACGGCGCGCCACGCTGGCTCTCCGTCAGGATTTCGGCACAGCAGCCAGTCTGCATCTCGCCAGAAGCCGTTAACCGGCCCCGGATCGCGAACTGCAAGTCTTTCACTGCTGCTACCGACGACACGAACCGGTTGTTCCCGGCTTGGTGCCCGTTCGCGTTCACCGGACACGTTGGTGTTTGCCACGCTACCAGCTGCACCGCCAGCGAGCAGTGCGTCACCGCCCCCGCGCCCATCTGGATGCCCCGCGCGACGCACGCTTTCTTGCGTGCCAAGTGCTGCTCCGGCGTCCCTCCCGGCTCTGCTGCTGGCGTCGGCCAAGCGCTCAGCCACGCCTGACGGCCCAGCAGGCAGTTGATCGGTACGTTCGGGCACTCCGTCCCGTCCTTGTAGTCGCGGGTGGTGGGCCACGCCGCTAGCTTCGCTACCGGGTTGAGCGCCACTGTCGCCTTGCTCCCGTCGGGCCGCTTGCCCGTCGCGCTGGCGTCCTTCGCCATCTGCGAGCCCGATGCGTTCCCGACAGTCGGAGACGGCCAGAAGGCCAGTGCTGCTGCTGCTGGCAGCCGGTCCGCGCCCTGCGACGGACCTCCGTGCGGGCCGTCCTGCTGGCACGGTGTCGGCCAGCCATGCAAAATAGAGACGTTGACGGATGTGCGGCGCCCCGAAGCCCGCAGAGCAGAGATCGAGCGCCCCTCCGGCGTAACCCGCGCCTTCCATGTCAGCTTGTACAAGGTCGAGCCAAGCAAGTCCGTCCTTGCTCGCAACCTGCTCTCCAAGAACGACAGGAAATCGGCGCTCCGAGATGAGATGGTAGAACGCCGGCCAAAGGTGCCGCTCGTCGTCGAACCCGCCTCGGCCGCCTGCCGCGCTGAAAGGTTGGCACGGGCAGGACCCGGTCGTGACGGGTCTGTCGTCGGGCCATCCGGCCCGGCGCAAGGCGTAGGACCAGACTCCGATTCCGGCGAAGAAATGGTGCTGAGCGTAGCCGTCGATGTCGCTTGGTCGAACGTCACGAATGTCCCTTTCGTCGACATCGCCCGGTGCGATGTGGCCTGCGTCTATCAGATTGCGTAGCCAGGCCGCGGCGAACGGATCATGCTCGTTGTAGTAGGCGCACTTCTCCACAACCTCATCCCCCGCCGTTAAAACCTAGTTGTCGATCGGCTCGCCGACCAGCGCCCTGAGCGACGGCTTGACCAGCAAAGCGCGGTCTACTCCGTAAAGTTCTTCAACCTCGAGCGCGCGCTGCGGAGGCAGCCACCCCCTCCGGACCCACTCGCCGACGGCCTGGACCGAGACGCCGAGATGCCGGGCGAAAGCGGAGCGTGCGCGCAGCGGGTTGCCGCAGGCTTCGCCCGCCTTCAGGATCGCTTGCTCGATGCCGGTCATGTCTGAGTGGTCTCCGTAAATTGCGTCATGGCTTGCAAGTATCAGGTTTAAGGTCGGGGTTCAAGCCAGGTTCCACCGCCCTACCCACCTCATTCGCCGCGAACATGTTCCCGTAGTCTGGCTCCGGCACTCGTCACAAACGAAATTGTTGTTTTCGATCACGTCCACGCACACAAAAGACATCCGGGTTTGAGTGGCATCCTTCCCGCACGCGGAGCAAACCGCCATGGGGTTGAAGTGCTCACCAACATACCGGTACTCTCGCTTCACTGCGCCTAGAGCGCGGATGGCTGCTGCGATGCGATCGGCATCTAGAGCACGCATGGCGTCTTGCTGGTTCCACTCTTCGTTCAGGACGCTTGGATTGCGCCGCCAGCCTTCCGCAACTTCGGTGGCCACCTTCGCGCTCGCCTCCACGCCTTGCTGGAAGCCTAGCTCGCGGTGGGCGGCGAAGGCGTGAGTTACAGGATAGACGTCAGCAGCTCCAGCAAGCCATTTGGATTTCGCTTCCAGTTTAGGCTTGTTGTGAAACTCCACCGGAGCAAACGCCCACGCCGCCAAACGATCCGCAAGCGTAACCTCAACCATTATCGCCTCCAAGATGATCGCCGCGTTCGAGGGCGTTGGCGATTGCTTCCGGCCAACTGCCATATTCGAACCATTCGGCCAGTCCTCGCAGCCACGCCACGACCACCTCCCGCTCCTTCGCCGCATCGGTGCCGAGGGCGGACAGGGCGGCGCGCCCCTTATCGAGCAGGACAACCACGAAGTTGTTATCGCCGGCCTGCATCTGATCGAGATATCCAGCATCAAAGCAACGGTTAATAGTGTCTTCGATGCCGTGGCCATCATCACAGAAAAGCGCGACCCGTTCGTCCTCGGCAGACATTCGGCCGTTCTCTGACGCGACGAGCTTGATCAGCTCTGCCATCTTCGCAGCCTGCGGACCAAACATCTCCATTGCGATGCGATGCTCGACAGTCTCCACCCCCGGCGCGGGGGAAGGCTTGAGCGCCTCGGCTGCGATAAGCGCCGCGTCCCAGCCACAATCGAATATGTACTCCGGGCTGCAATCTCCGCCGTCGAAATCATGTTCACGGTTGGCTGTGCCAAAAGCTGCGTGACGCGCTGCCTCGAATGATTGAGGCGCGGGGGAAGGGGAAAGGCGCGCAGCAATACGAAGAGCCATAAACACCGGGTCAGGGCAATGGCGCTCGCTGGGGATGGCGCAGTAGCGATATTCGCCGTCTCCGCCAGTCAGAAGGTCGATAAACTGGACAGCCTCGGAGAAACCATCGCGCTCGGCAATGGCGATCATAGCTTCGTGTTCGCTTAGGTCGGCAAAGTTTGCTGTGCTGTCGAGAACGCTCCAACGATCCCGCAGCCTCTCGGCGAGTGTGGTCATTGGCCCGCCTCCCATAAAATGGCGTCCGCTCTGCCTGTGAAGACAAGCCATGCCGCGCGTATGCGGTTCCAAAAGCCTGGATAGCCGCTAGGTCGCGCCGGCACCCACGCCACCCCCGGCGGCACCTTCTGCTGCATTGCGTTTGCTTGCTCGACCAAGTTTCGGACTCTTAGAATGTTAGGCTGTTTCATCGCTGGGCTCCTTGGCGCGGAGGATGGCGGTCAAACGCTCGTTGATTGCCGCGACGAGATATTGTGACGTGAGAACGTCGCTGGCTCCCAGGCGCGGCCATTGCATAATGACCTGCGCGACATGCTCCCACTCGGCAAAGGTGAGACCGCCGAAGACTTCCGCCCGCTGCTGGTCCTCAGTCTGCATCACCAGCCTCCTTCGCCTTCAAGATCGCGGCGAGAAGGGCTAAGGCAAGTGTGGAGTACAGGGGCTCTAGATCGGGCAGTCTGGCCTCCCCCGGCCAAAGAACTCTTGCAGCTCCGCGTCCGTCTTCCATTTCAATGAACTCGATACGAGAGCCGTCAGGTTTGAGCATCATCGCCGCCGACTCCCACGCCGAGGCGTCGAGCATGGCGAGGAAATTATTCCGTGTGTTGCGCCACGCAACGATGGCGGTCGACAGGGCTTTCAATTCTTCGTCTGTCGCATCGGGCTCCTGCACTCTCATCATGAGCGAGTGTGGCCTCGGAAAGATCAGCTCGAACGCCTCTTCCAGCAACGCCCGCTGGTCCTCTGCCCCGGCTTCCTCGACGCGGTGGGGGAGGTTGTTAGGCATTGACCACCACGTCGTCAGCGTTAAGCGGCTGCGTCCATTTCCAGCCTTCGGTGCTGGTCCAGATGCGATCCCAGCCATTGCACTCGCCGTTCATCGGGCAGAGTGGGCCGGTCACCATAGCCATCTCACTGCTCCTCCGCGTTGATGTGGTGGATCAGCGGCGGGGTCATGCAGAGACCGGATGCAGCGATCATCACCAGAGCCGCAATGAAAGCCGTGAGCCCAAACAGGGCAAAGAACGCCGTCAGCACATTGAGCCACACCCTCATGTCGCGCACCCTCCTGTGCATTCGTCATCGGGCAGCAGGGTTACCGGCACCGACAAATCGACCTCGCGCAACGGGATGCGATCGGCGTGTAGATAGGGCATACTCTTGAAGCCCCGTGGCGGTGTGTCGTTACTGCGAATGAAGTCGTCCACTTGGCAGGCGTGCTCAAAGTCGGACGGCGAAAGCGATCGCCAGCTCTCATTCGATCGAAATGGGCAGACGCGGCAACGCGATCTCGGCGGCTTGCGGTACTGCCGTTCTTCAAGCCAGCGCACGCAACCGTTGAACGACATATCGGCGTTGAGCAGCGGATAGGTGATTGTCTGCCAATAGGTGGCCGGGAAGCCGCCCGCGCGCAGATATTCGTCGGTGCTGATGCCTATGCAGACTTCGACTTGCGTACCTGGCTTTACACGGCAGCCCTTGGCGATGCCGAGAATGCGCCGGATTTCCTGCGTCACCGGATCAATCTTGAGCGTCTTCGTGCAGGTCCGCCACATGCGCCCGCCGTCCGCAAGGAAGTATGGCAGCGTCACTAAAAGCTTGCCATCGGGCGGCCCCTTGGAACGCTTGATATGTTCCAGAATGCTCCCAGTTTTGCTCATAGTGCGAATAACGGGAACGCCGGTCTGCTCGATAGCGTATTCGAGGTAGTCCCAAACTTCCTCTGGTTCGTCCCCGGTGTCGCTGATAATCACGGCGTCGAACGGCGCGATCTCGCCGCGAGCAGCCTTGAACAGCAGGGTCGAAGTTTGGATTCCCCCACCGTGAGATAACACACGCAAAGTCGGGCTCTCTGGCGACGGGAATGTGGCAGCCCACATCTCGCCGGGGGATCGGCCCGCCGCTCGGTGCTGGCTCGTTTCCATCCAGTGCGCGGGAATGGCAGCAACGGCACTCACCGCCCGGCCCCAACTCTGGTGCGCCCGCCCGAAAAGCTGATCAGCGCAGGCCCGGTGATCAGGAAGGGGTCTTCCATCAATGAGCGATCGGGGGTCATCAGTACGGGCTCCCATCTTCGTAATAGCCGCTGATGCCGAGGTCGATCTCGTCATCGCTAAGTTCGTCGTCAAGCTCTTCCCAGGGGCAGAACCCGCCGGTTACTTCCTCAAGCTCGCAGGAGCGCGGGCTGTAAGCGCCGCAGAAGGGGCAGAGAGGCGTGTCCATCAACGCCCTCCCGCATGAGTGTGGCTGGTGCAGGGCGAAACCCGTTTCCCGCAACACCCCCATCCCATTGATTCATATCGAATCCCGTTTCCCGGCAAATTGCCAGAAAAGCCCGGATTTCTGCGGTTTCTGCCTAATTTAGGAATAAGTTGTCCGGCTTCCACGGCGTTGATTCCTTTACGTTTTATTAATCCGTTTCCCGAGCCGTTTCCTGTTCCCGGTTTGGACGAGGCGGTTGCGTTCACTTCGCGTTCCTCCTGCTGTCCATCTTGAGTATCGCCGCCTCGCCGAGCTTCCGGTTGTTCACCCGCGCGGCGTAGTGCTCGATAACCTGCATCGACTGGCCCGTGATCGAACCGACTTCGGCGATCGTGCAGCCCGCCAGCAGCAAGGCGTTGACCGCGTTCTTGCGCAGGCCGTGCGGCACGGTCTCAAAGCCGAGCCCGGCCGTGAAGGTGCTGGCGCCGGGCCTCTGTTTGAGGGTTCTTTGTTGTATACTGATGACTCGCAGATCGCTCCTCTCGGTCTTGACGAACCGGCCGCGGGTGTCGCGGTCGGTGAGCCGCTTCAGCTCCTGCCGGGTCGCTGCAAGGTTTCCTTGGACCGCCTCCAGACACGCGCCTAGTTCGTCCCGCTGGCTCCTGAGCTCGTCGATCTCGGCAAGCATGCTCTCGGCACTGGATCCGGCGAACAGGGCGCAGGTGAGGAAGCCGAGGCCGGCGCCGATGAACAGTGAGACGGCGATGGTGATGATGAGGATGATTGGTGCATGTTCCACGTGGATCAATTCCTTTTATTGCCGCTGCACCACAGCACTGGTTTCCTTGGCGTCGGTCACCTTGGCGGGGTCGATGTCGCCGGGGCATTCGACCGCGACGGCCGACGCGGGGAGCCTGCCGGGTGTCGTGACCACGTCGGGCTCTATCAGCGCCGTGCGAGCTTTGCCCGTCAGAGGATCAACCAAGTTGACGATGGTCGCCGCGCCGCTGTCGGGCATGTAGAGACCGTTCGGCTCGGGTTGTGCTTGCTCGTACACGCCGCGCGCGAACCCGGCACCCGGATCAACGACCTGCGGGTATGTCGGGGCGGTAAACTGCGTGCCGAGACTCACGCCGTAGCCGACAGCTTGCCCGAGGCAGACAAACCGCCCGTCGAGAGCCTGTGTGTAGACGTAGACCAGCGTCGTCTGGTCCATATCCTCGTAAGCATTCTTGAGTAGTTTGCGCTGCGAATAGTTGGCGATCCGGGGCATGCCGATTTCTC